GCGGAATCCCACCGGACGAATCCTGTCGGCGGATCGTAGATTTGATCGTCCAGATTTAGCGATACTAGGAACGTACTTGCGTTGCTGTTCGAGAGAGCCGTTGCGGGGAATAAGTCGCCTGTAACCCCCGTAAACGCAGGATTAGTTCCGGCCGCTGGGTCTCCCGATGCCAGCCACGCATTATTCTTGGCCCACCAAATCTTTCCCGCGTCTAGATCAATGGCGCATCCAATAACATCGCCGGTCGTGTACGTAGGACCGAAAGTAGCTCCAGTGGCGCTGTGGAATTTCTGCCCCGTCTGTTCGTAGTACCCCCAGCTATTGGCGTCGTTGCCGGGATACGTATTAATTGATGTAGACGCCTTAGCGACTCCAGTCATCCCGAAGACGCTATTACCGGCTACCGCCATAGTCGTCTCGAAATAGTACTTACCCGTATTACGCGAAAGCGTAGCGCGGGCGAGTGAATACGCCGAGCTTGTGGTGGCTGGCCTAACGAGGCGGTTAAATCTATCTACGAAAACGTTTACACCAAAGTCCTTAGGATTGACCCAAATCTTACCTGCGGTTTGCGCTGACGCGTAGGCATCGAATTGAGGTTCGTACGGACGAGCTACTCCCTTCGTAACGCGGACCTCGTCTACGTACCCTGCAAGATTAAACTGCCCCGCTGTCCCATTCCACTGAGCGCCGATACATAATGGATTACTGTGTTTAATCGGTACCGCCACTGAGTTGTCATTCTGGAGACCGGTAATGACCCCATCACGGCGCAGTATTAGAGTCCTTCCGTAACGAGTTAGCTTGTATTCGTGCCATGCGTTGAGTGTCGGGGCAGATGTTTCTAACAGTACTGCCGAGGGGCCGTTTATGTACACACTAAAACGTCCATTACCGTTTCCGGTTTGGATGATGAGTCCACCGGCCCCTGTACCGCCTTTATCGATGACTGTCTGGAAGCTCGTGAAGTTGAGGAAGTAGCATTGCCACTCGATAGTGAAATCGCCGGGAAGGTCGAAATCAACATGCGTCGGAGTGGTAATCCCCGCAGTTCCAGTAGTCGTTAGATTAGTAGCACCTATGAACAATGCGGTATCGCCGAACTTACGCTGCGTCGAACTAATTAACGTTGCGCCGCGACCAGTCCATGTCTTACCGGTATCATCGGCGAATGTAGCCGATCCGCTCGCGCCTTCAAAGTGTAGCAGCGAACTGACATTGTTCCAATAATCCTCGAACGAAGACGTGGCTTTAAACGTCTGCTGTACGCCCGCTGCCCAATTAGTGATTCCGGTGAAGCTCGCTACTGTAACCCAAATACCGTCTACGCCATTCGTGCTGTCATCGCTGTACTGAATATCGAAGTCGCGCGGACACTGAGTCACAGGTTCCGTACGCGGGGCTCCAATTACTATCTCTATGATATTAGCTGGGATGGCAAACTTATATGCTAACGACTGCGTGCCTATGGCACTACTGGCCCACGCGTGGCCACTGTCTGCGGTAGTAGTATCCGTGGGATTAAACGCAAAGGCTGCGGCGTAACTGCTAGAGAATTCACTAGACGCAAACGCAGTTCCACCGACGGCCACCGTAGCTCCACCTACTGCGTTGCGCATCTGTATCTCTCGCATCTCGTACGAACCAACGGCCCCATTTGTAGCGGTCATACGGATACGCCACCAGATATGCCCCGATGCAGGAGGTCCGGTGAAAAAGCTCTCCGATGAAAATATGCCGAAAAGTACGGGAGAAAACATTATGAGGCCGCCACGTTACCGTCTAAGTACCACTCGTCAGTTCCGATCTTATGTAGCGAAATAGACCCCTTATATTGACCGGCTGACTTGGCCGTTGGTAGGCCGTTGCGCAGCACTACACCAGATGCCGTCACGATTGAGAACACGCCTACGCCCGTCTGCCTTAGTACAGTGCTGTAGCCGAGGGGGTACGGTACGGTCGCGTTTGTAGGTATGGTGAAGGTAATTGCCGCCGCGTTGGCGAGATGGATTGCCCCACCCGCATCGGTAGACTGCATCGTCCCTGTCGTGGTTGTGACTGCCCGCACGAGGATAGGGACAAGCCCAGCGACCTGAACAACAGCCGCCTGAACGTCAGTTGCGGTAATCGGTGCGCTAGGAGTGAACGGTACGCCGCTAGCAGGAAGGGTAACTAAGCCCGCCCCATCTGGGTTAGCTGCGTTAATCTTCCTAACTATATTAGTAAGGTTCGGCAACGCAAACCACGCCCTATTCTTTCGTGCGTACGTTACGCCGTCATTAGGTACATCACCGAATCGATAGATTAAGCTCTGTAACTGAATGCGCTTAGAGCTACCCGGTCCGCCCCCCAAGTCCTGCATCTCCAGTGATTCATCACCGGTCAGGTCTGCGACCAACTTTTCGGGTAGGTCTAGGATCTGTTTAACATTAGGTTCGGTCATTGGTAGCCCCTATAACTTCCGTCGTCCATCACTCGTATACTTTGGTCGTCTGTAATTCTGTACTTACTGTATATGTACGGAATGGGAAGGGGTATGTCTCCGCCCTCTCCACACAGGCACCCCATATTATCAGGTATGTCCCGAATATACCAGCCGCTCTCCAGTGTACCGTCTATGCTTACCCCACCTAGCGTATCTATATTGACTGGCCCGTAACTAAGTACGCCGTCAATAAGCCGTAAAGTGTAGCCTACTTTTATGCGGTATCCTGTAAACTGCACCGCGTCTACGGTCTCAGAGGCGGTAGCCGCATAGCGTATGCTAGCCCCAACAAGTCCTACCTTGCGTTCAGTACCTTCTACGTCTCGAACTACCATAAGCGTATTAGGTGCAGTGACCCCTAATACCTTAACTACTTCCGCCGTATTAAGCATCAAGTAGCAGTAGTCTACACCAAGCAGGCCGCTCAAGTAGTCGTACGTCGCGCTATCTACATACAGTAGATTATCCTTAGGCGATGCTTGCTGGGTAAGATACCCGTTGGTAAGATAAGCTCGCTTCACAGTCGCTCAGCTTGTAGTTTTAGTTGGACGCGATTAATTCCATTCATATCGGCTCGTAACAACGTACCGTCTACGGCTTCACGTAGTAGAAGGTCTTGTGTATATCTATCCCGCTGTCTACGGTGGTACAGATTACGGTTGCGGGTATAGAACAACAGAATATCAGAGCCATTGACTTCCCATAACCTGCGGTCATCTAGGCATACTCTACATGAGGTTACGCCGGGTGGCAAGTCACTTGTCACCATTCCGTGGAATTGTGGGTCGAACCACCAGTAGTGCCACTGTGCACCTTGACTGTACGCGACGAATGGATTCATGTTCTGGTCGAACGTACACGCTATTTCGTCGATAGGACCGTTAGCGCTAACTAACTCAATAGGGCCTGCGGTATTAGGCGCTGACACAAATACGGTAGCTTCGACAGCGACAAAGGTCCATAGTTGGTACTCCAGACCTTGTGAGGTGTCGTGCAGCGCTACACCGCCCATATCGTAGTCGATGAGCGGTTGCGGGTCTTCCTGTGGTTGGCCACGCCAATTATATCTAATGGTGACCTGTGACAGCGAATTAAGTGGGAGCATTATCCTGTGAACCGCCCCCACGACTGTCGGAAGTTCACCTGTAGTTGCTGACCTGCGGTTTTCGGAATCGGTACGCTTAGATTCCCGAACTGGTATGTCCACATATGGCCTTGGTACGAGAATGAACCGATAGTTCCTGTAGCCACCCCTGTGGGGAAGGTTGCTTTCACATCCGCGTAGCACGTACCTGAGTTGGCGATATCGTTCACAAACTGGATAAACGATGGAGCCGGGGTAGTATTAGGGGCGATAAACCCCAACTGACCTGTAGGTGCCCCTGTTAGGACATTACCTAAAGTGGTTCCCGAATACATAGATATATTAGGGAGTGCGGAATTGATGGCGGAATGCACCGCTCGTTGCGTGCTGGCCTGCATTAATCGGTATGTGCCAGTTACCGGGCTACCGTTGAGATTAAACCCGAAAGAATGGTCAGTGAGGTCCAGATAATAGCGAAGCTCCCACGTAACATTCAGAATCTCGTCACTAAGTACGGTAATAGCCGTCGGGTTTCCGGCATCATCGACGATCAACGCACGGCTGAACAAATCCGTTGCGAAATTACCGCCACCGGGATACGCCCCCACTTCGGTGAGGTTACCTGCGGCTACGCCAGTAGCGAATAGATAGATGTATCGCATGAACCAGTAGGCCGGTTGCCCGCCCGCTGCCGGGACGTAGCCGACGACATTAGGCGGGGGGAAACCCGTACCGCCGCCGCCCCCGGCAGTGGCCCCGCCAGATGCCGTGTAGTTCGCTAGGCCGACGTCCGTGATCTGAGGCGTCGTGTTGCCCGTCCCGACCGCACAGGCAGCGCCCAGCGATCCCGAATCAAAGATGCCCAGACGAGGGAGGTTCCAGTATTCCACCAAACCACGGTCCGTGATTAAGTTGTCGAACCAACCCGAGTCGTACTTAAGCTTACCTGTACGACCTTTTGTTACCTGCATACGGTATTTACCAGCCAGTCCAATACCCGGTACCCGAATGCAGTTATCTGGGGTTTCTATCGTGCGTTGTTCAGGGAGAATGATCCTACCCATCTGCGGATACCCAATCAAGTACATCAATTGTCGGAAGTAGATAACGCTCTAGACCCTTATCGTAGTCAATAGCATTACCGAATGTTAGCATTTCTAGCGGGAACAAGTCATTGGATATATACATGTCTGGCGGGGCATCGAAACTTGCTTCGTGCCCGAATTCTAGCCAGTCGCCCATTGCTCCTACCTTGATAGTAGGTAGCATGTACTTTTCGATAGGTGCAGTGAATGTCTTCGAGCCGCCGTATCTTAGCCACTCGGATGTAGACACCGATGTAAGCATGAAGCCATCGACTACCGAAGGCTGGGTTAGTAGCCACCAGCCACTCCCACCGAAGTCTATAGGAGGTATTGCGTTGCCTTCCTTATCCTTAGGATTAGGCGTCATAATCTCGATAGCTTCCTGCCCATACAGCATACTGGTCAGGTAGAAGATAGGGCCGGGAGTAAATGGTGCCCCCGTTAATCCACTATCGCAGCAACCGAACATTCCGATATTATCTGAGATAACTAGCTTGTTACCTTCTGTTCGGGTAACTATACCGCCTAGGGTATCTGCGTGGATGGCTGGTGCGCCTATAGTCCAGCTACCGTTACCGCCCACTACAGTAGCGAACCCAAACCCGCTGGCGTAAATGTTCCACTGGGTGAACACCACGGCGTCTGTGATCTCTGCGCTGGTCAGTCGATACACCAGACTGGAATTAACTGGGAACCCCTGTTTATCTGTACCGTCTTGCCCACGCTCTACGTGGAAACCGTTAAAATCCCTACGGACTTTAATTACTTCCAGCTTCTCCCTATGCTGTAGGGTGAGGTAGCAATGGTCGCCTATACCCAAGGTAGCCGCAAGCAACGCGGCGATGCTCGCATCGACTGCGACATCCTCCGACGCTCTATCTAGTGGTGCTTGTATATAACCGTCCGCTAGATACAGTCTCTTAATCACAACAGTCGCTTACCAAGGGTGCGGACAATATGAAGTTCGGGAATTCGCCGCCCACCAGCACCTTGTCCGAGTCGGACACGATACTGACCGGTGGCGCAAAGATGCTATAACTATTGTCAGACGTTTTAGTTACTTCGATAATACCTTCGCCCGTGAGATTAATCTGACCGAGCATCCGATCATTAATCATGTCTGCGATAGCCTGATCGCCCATCACGAATTCCACGGTTGTGCCGGACGGGAACGCCTGCGGTGCAGTGCCGTCCTGTTCACGCACAATGCTTACAGTGTTGCCGATAAAGCCGTTCGTGCGTACGATCTCGTACGCTGTAGTGGTTTTGATGATTAAGAACGTATAGTCCGCACCCTTAAGGCCCAGACGTAACTTAGCCAACAATTCGTCGTCCACCACAAGCGATGTAGCAAAGTCTGTAAGGGCGGCAGTTAGCTCGCCGTTCAGTCCATATAGGCTCTTAAACATTGATGCTACCCACTAAGCTAGTGTCTTTCTTTGAGTAGACTATGTACGTGTGCGACACGTACGTTCCCTTGTAGTAGAAATCTGCCCTGTAACGTCCCGCCTCCATGTCGAATAGTTCTTCGTCGAACACGAAGGTGAACTTATTCTTTTTCTGCTCGATGGGGGTATAGTCTACAGGGTCAACCGGCGCACTCGCCCCATTATTGTTGCCGGAATAATACGGCGGAATGTTGTACGGGGACGTATAGTTCGGCGGCATGTTGAGCGAATTCGACGTGGCGGGGATATCGTCGCCCGTCGTGTTCTTCCATACACGGTACACCCGCAGCACCGTATCCCCCGTCGTGGTAACGGAGGTTAGATCGAAACCGTTTACAGTTATGTAGAAGAATGGGTTCTTTCTACTAATTATCGGATAAGGAATCTTCACAGGATTCGCACCGGCTTGATGGAGTTACTATCTACCTTACGGTTAGACACTGCCAGCGCACGCGCCGATAGCAGCATCCTCTCGTAGTCTAGTTCGTATTTGCGGGCCATGGTGGGGTTGGTCCACTCTTTGCCGGGGATGCACAGAATGTCGGCGACGACACCGCGTCCGATCATCTGTCCGAACGGGAGTGCTATGCTCTGGGGCATATAATTAATGCACGCCTTAGGTAGCAGCGTGACGAAAACCTTAAGCCCGTTATTCTGGTCTACACTCGGCGTCTGGCGTAACCTGATGCAGTTATTATCCACCACATCGAAGTTATTTTTGAACATTACACGTTCGTAGCCGTACCAGTAGTACCCGAACTGCCCACCTTCGATGCCCACGATAGAGTAGATATCGTGGTCTTCGGGGGCCTCTAAGTAGTAATCCTTTACCCCGGACTGATAGTCCTGCGTGATTTCGCTGCACAGGATGCGGGTACGGCGTGCGAAGTTAATATACTTCTGCCGCAGCAAATCCATTGCCATGGCCTGCGGCACCTTCGACGTGTACGGGAGAATGTGCCTAAGCAAGTTCTGCAAAGGCACACTGTCCACGTAATCTAACGAAGTAAAGTTAGGGTTGTTCAAGATGCCGCCCTCGGATCGCCATCGCCGCGACTGCCGTTATAGTACCCGGAAGAATACCGCGAGGACTGCTTATAGTTAATGCCCAGCACCGAGTAGAAGCGCTGGAAGTGGTCCCTGCTCTCAGCCTGCGACGACACTGACTCTTGGTTAAGCCCATGCGCCTTGCCAAGAATGAAGTCCATCAACGCATTGATGTACTTAGGTGGGACGTTGTGTGGCTCGGACCAGTCAGCTAAAGTAAACTGCGGAACTGCGCCATCCACGCTTACACGAACTTTCGGGGCCATACCGACAGGGACGGCGGGCTCTACGAGAAACCCTCTGGGGTTTTCCTTACGTACCGCGTACGATACGGCCCGATATACTGGAGACCCGTTGACGAAGGATACGTCAGGTGGACAAATATCGTAGATTCCGAAGCTGTCCGACAAATCTTGGTCCATCTCTGTGAGAGGTGAACCGTCTTCATTACTTGTGATTGACACGATGCGATTCGTGCCATCTATGCTCTGCTCACGCCCCGGCTTCAGCGTTACTTCAATCTCCTTGGTAAAGTCATCGGGGTAGTACGTCCCGATTTCTGCGAGTCCAAGGTTCATGTAGTCCAAAAGCAAACCGCGCCCCCAACGAGTGAAGGCGCGGCTGTAACGCTGGTCATTAAGTTGGGTAGATGCGTGAGTGAGATACTGACCGACTGTATTCATTACTCACTCCAAGTTTAGCGCACCTACTTACTGCTGACTTTCCGGGTTCTGGCGTACGGGAGTCTGACGGACCGGAACTTGAGGCTTGATGTCGTCTTCTTCCTTACTATCGCCCGTATTATCTGCGGGGTTTTCTGGGTTCAGGTCAAGCTCGGCCTGATCCGTGTCTTCCACTTCTTGCACCGGATTGGGGATGCACACTTCGAAGTTGGCGTTACGCTCCAGATTACGTTCATACAAATGAATCTGGCCGGAACGGACATCACGAAGGTACACCTTCCCTTCCTCGTACTGTACGTCTGTCATGATCTCACCTTAGAAGTTGGTGGCCGTATTCTCACGGGCCTGCACAATCATGAGCGAGTAGTTCAAACGTAGGTTGCCGAAGCCCGCCAGACCTGCGTTTGCCTTCGTGGCCAGCACAAGCTGGGCCATGTCGGGGACGAGGATCGCCTGCGCGGTGGCCAATGACATTGCACCATTGGCAGTTAACCATGCACCATTCGGTGCAGCAAATCGGCCCGCAGCTACGGCGAGATCAACCGCTACGCCCGCACCTGCGGCACCGCCGAATGCTGCACCCGAAGCGGTAGCCAGCGAAGCGGTAATCGCGCCGCCATCACCAGCACGCTCTACTTCGAAGTAGGCGCCCAGAACCAAGCAACCCTTGGGAATCAGGATAAGGTTCAGGGTATCGGTGGCACCGATGGTGTTGTTTCGAACGTAGTCACGGAGACCGATATCGTTCTTGAAGTCCAGTACACGACGGAGCACGGCATACGGCGTACCGTAATGCTGCGACACGTCGATATTCTGCAACTTGGTATCCGCCGAAGCGAACGTATACGACGGGAACTGGCTACGGGTGTAGTTGGCTACAGCCGGACCGCCTTCCCACAACTGATGGGTTGCCATTTCTTATTTCTCCTGTTCTCAGGTCGTGCTGAAGGTGGCGTAGAGGTGAACCAGCGCGTCCGGGTACAGAACCTTGAAGCCGTACACCGAGAGACCCTGATAGTAGTTCGCCCAATCGTCCTTGTCCGTAACAACGCGGCTATCTTCGATCTGGGCCGCGAAGGCGGTAGCCATCTTCACACCAGCGATGATGTGGTACGCACGGTTTGCACCGTCCATCACGCTCGGTACGTTCTGCGATTCCAGCACCGTGAACCCGGCGACCGTATCCGGCAGCTTACCGTTGACCATCGGGCTACCGCTCAGACCCGTGGCGTACGCTAAGCGTAGCTCGGAATTCTTCATCACGGTAAGACCGGCGGAAGGCATCACGATAAAGCGACCTTCACGCGGGGCGAGGGCTTCATCCAAGACCTGCTGCACCTGCGAAAGCACCAGTACAACGTTGTCCTTGGTGATCGCAACCGGCGTGCCGGTAACACCAAGGTTGATGTTCTTGGATACGAGTCCCGCAGTAGCGCCCTGATTAAAGGTAGCCGCATTGGTCCACATTTCCGTCATCAACTGCGGATCGATGGCGCGAGTCAGTTCATAACCGGCTGACTTGAGGAAGGCTGCCTTCCACTTATCGAAGTTCTGAATCTGCCTCTCGTCGATATGATTCATCTTGATCGAGAAGGTCTTGGCGAAGTCAATGGTCATCGTGACCGGTTCGCCGTCGATCGTATCGTGGATGATCTTACCGTTCTTATCGTAGTCCCGAACAACTACCTTCGGCTCACGCATGAAGGTAATCTGGTCGCCACCCTTATTAAGGTCGCCAGTATACTCCGTGGTGGAGATATCGCTGTAAACCGTGGTGGTGTAGAACCGCTCCAGCAAGTCCATGCGGAAAAGCGGGGTGATGAGACTGTTGCTGTACTGCGGGTAGCCACTTGCGGCAGGAATAGCCATTTACCTTTCTCCGATCTTCTTATTTGTTGTAGTCCACACGGCCTTCACGGTCGGCGGCATCGTACTCAGCCCTGATCTTTTCGTAAGCTTCGTAGCTGATCGCCTTGTCGATGTACTGCTTGTGCGCTTCCTTACGCCTGCTAAATGGTAACATCTTAGGTCCGGTGTCGATATCCTCGTCCGAACCACTGCCGCCACCGGGTAACGCCCCTTCATACCCTGTAGCTACCGGCGCTTTCCCTACGCCGTACTTTTCCTTGAACTTCGTGAACACGCGAACCATGCCCGCTACGTTCTCTTTATTAAGGTTGTTGCGGATCAGAGCTTCCCACGTCTCGCCCGTATCCGGGTCCATCGATTCGCAGAAGTCATGCCAGTGCTTGTGGCCGGTGCACTCGTCGAAGTTACCTACCTTCGCCTTGACTTGCTCTGTGTAGCTGTGTGCCTTAATACCGTTTACCGTACTCGAAGCGCCTTCAGCGATGGTCTTAACTCCGCCTAACACTTCTTCGATAGCATCGAGTCGAGCCATAAGCTTCGGAAGTGCGGTGTTCAGAACTTCCTGTGCTACCTTAGCTACAAAACTCTTGCTCTCGCCGTAATCTTTGTTTTCGTCGTCTGTGTACTGGACCGGGGTCGGTTCCCACGATTCGACCGCTGACGCTGCCGGAGTCTTCCGGGGGGTAGGACTACCCTTAGGGGCGTCTTCAAGCTCTGTCAAGCGCCGGGTAAGGGCTTCCAAGTCCATGTTAAGGGACTCGATGCGGCCTTCGGCGGCGCGAGCCTTACCGGCGTTCGCCTGTAGCTCGTTGAATTCCTCACGGCTGATCGTAACCTTAGCTTCGACGGGGGTAACTTCCGAAGACGGCGTCGGGGTCGGCGTGGGGGTCGGCGTGGGGGTCGGGGTCGGTTCACTTACTGGCGCCGCTTCGAGGGCGGCACGCTTAACCTGCATCGACGCGGGCAGCGCGGAAACGTTGTCAGCCATTACTTACTCCTTAACACTTTCGAGGATTTTGATGAATTCTTCTGCTTCCAGTGCACGCCCACGTAGCTCTCTGAACATTTCCGGGCTACCGTGAATTATATCGTTCTTTATATCTTCTAATCTTGCCTTCCAATACGCTAACAGGGGTCGATTGACCCCTGCTGCGGCTACCCTACGGGCTTCGTCTAAGATTTGCGGATTCATGGGTTAATCCGAGGTGGTAAACCCACTACGGTTTTTCGCGGGCTGCGGAACCTTAGCCGGACCAAACTTGACCATACCCGGTCCCTTACCGCCACCGCTATTCTTGACCGGACCCTTGCCCGGATTAGCGATGGTCTGCGGCAACGATAAACTGCCGCCCTTAATGTTGCTGGTTTCCTGCTTGAAACTATCGCCAAACCCGCAGTAGCCCTGCGCGCCCGGATTACCTTTCATGCTTGTCATGATATCACCTATGCGCCTTGCGCGAGATTAACTGGTTGCGGGAATGGGGCCAAGTTTGCGGGTGTAGGCGGTGCTTGGCTTTGGGGTGGTAACGGCACTGGCGAACTGGTCCCGCGATTGAACGCCTGTGTCTGGGCGCCTAGCAGACTCGACAACTCCTGTACATTCGAAGCCTCGTCGGGGTCAGGGATGATCTTATCCACTGGTAGGCCGGTGTTCTGTAGGATGGCACGTAGGATGTAATCCAGCGCGCTTTTATCTATTAGACCTTGCTGCGCGTACGGGGTCAATAGCTGCAACACTTCAACCGTTCGGGTCTGCGCAAGCTCACGCTGCAATAGGCCGGTAGCCCCTCGGGCCACTACCTTAGCGTCTGCCTTGATACCCGCATCATTCGACGTCACCATGTTGTAGTAGTAATATGCGGCTACTACGCGGGAGATTACGTCTCGGTCGATATTAAGCTGTACGTTCTTAATGCCCTTGGCTGCATTGCCCATGAGCATCGACAGACCGCCTAACGTACGTCCAGCACCCGCTACCTGCGGATTACCTAGTACGTAGGACGGTACCCCCGAAAGATCATCGGCGACCTTACTGAAGTGGTTATATACTGCCAGTAGTTCGTTCGCGATGGACGAGACATTATGGAACCGGAATGCAGGTGCACCCGTACCCGTGATGTCAGGCCCCACCCGATATATCTTATATGGTGCTATCGACAATTCGTCTTCGGTCTCCGCTAAGCGGTCGCTGACGACCTCGCCTATCGGACCGCTGGAATAGCCCATGTTGCGCACAAGGGAACGCACAGATGCATTGCACACCCGCTGCGTGTCGTACACCAAGTCGATAACACTCTGCCCCCAAATACTTCCATTAACTTTAGTATAGGCGGTGCTATAGACTGGACGTTCACCTACCGGATTGGGGTTAAGTACGGCACGGATCGTGTAATTACCGATACACCATACTTCCGCTTCATAATGCTTCTGCGGGTCATCTACAATGGCGCCGTGCTTGATTAAATGCTTACCAAGAATCTTGCCATTGAAAATAACAACTTCCAGCCCTTTCTTGTGTCGTAGGATTTTATCTCGATCCTCCAAATCAGCGCGTACATTATCTTCCATCTTAGTCGGCACATATCCGTCTTCATATTCCTTCAAGACTTGCCGAATGGTGGACTCCACGAACGAAGCCACGCCAATGAGGTTATGCACCTCGGCGTGACGCCATTCGCGGGCTTCGATAAAATATTCGCTGTGCTGGATGCTGGTGGCGTTAGGAGCGGGATACGCATCAAAAGGACTAATGACCCGCATAGCAGGTACAGCCTTTTTGCGTACTACGAACTTGTCGCCCTTCCATTCCGGGTCGAGTTTGCTTATCTCGATAGGTCCACGAAGGAAGGCCGAGGGGAACACGGTGACGTCATCAATGAACTGGGCGTAGATATCCAGCCAGTCCGCTTCCGTCATCTGGTCATCGATCCGCGTTTCCATACGCTTAGTAGCGTCCGTGGCTTCCTTCTTTGTAAACTCCTGCAAAGCAGACTTAACCTGAGTCGCACGATCCTTAAGGGCATCGAACGTCTCAAACTTAGGAAGCTCAGCTATGAGCATATTAATAGCTTGGTCCATCAAGCGCTCGGGTAACTGCGGCTCTGGGGTTGGGTCCAGAGTCCACGGCTTCTCGATGTTGCTAGAAATAATGTCCACGAGCCATGACGACGCAGCGCGCGCTTTCAGCGAGCACAGGCCGACATAGACGTCGTTATACGGTCCGAGTAGTGTTTCTTCGTCCGGCTGATACTTGCACTTCTTAGCACGGAGATTACGTAGTAGCCGTTCGGTGATTCCAGCGTTCTGCTTATGCTGGCGCGCGTCCGTGTAGGAACGCTGCACGTATGCCGACAATTCGTCTTCGAGCTTAGTGTTAGCAACTTCGCCTAGGCCGAACTGACTAAGACCTTCTTCCTCAGTTGCCATCGGTGTCGGTTCCCTGAATAAAGAGGATGCTGTCTAGCTGCTTGTTGCATTGCTGCAAACCCAGCTTTCGTTTGTATGTGACGTTACGCATTGTGCTGACAGTATCGTCTATCGGCTCCGCGATGTCAACATGAGCCGTGTATTTTGCGGGGACTGCGACATATTTATAGACTGGAACCTTGACTTCTTTAATCTGCACGGAATCATGGCATCCGACCAACATTAATCCGAAGATTAATACCCCATAGCGGCTGGGCATAGATGCTCCTTAAGCACCGAGCACTCCGGCTGCTTAGTTAATTCCGTGGTCTTCTTAAGGAAGATGATCTCAGTCTTGGGCTTCTGCGCCATGAAGTCTGCAAGGTCTTTGCCAGCCTTCAGTTCGCGCTTCTTAGCCTCGGTTTCCAGTTTCTGGGCTGCGGCCGTTGCGGCATCGCAGTCCTTTAGAATAGCGTCGCGTTGGGCTACGTCTTTCAACGCAGCATCTAACTTCCCTTGTACAACCGCGACATCCTTATGTGCGTATCGATACCCACCTATGGCGCAAGCCACCATGAGTAGCAGAAGTAAGCCTAGTCCAAGCAATATAGCATACTTACTTATGAACGCTTTCACGCGCTGCATCCTCTTGTGTAGCTTTCACCGCTGTGTCTACTGCTCGTACCGCCGTGTTCGTCGCCTGTACGGCAGCCGTTGTTGCGGTCGTATTGCTGGTAGACAGCTTGGTAATCACTATGTCTTTCTGCCCGATTAGCAGATTAAAGCCTTGCGTTAGCGCGGTAATCTGATTCGTGCAGGATCTACTCTCTAGCATGGAACTTGTGACCATCCCAAGCGAAAACGCGCCGATGCTAAGCAACAGCGCGCCAAACCATCCTTCGTGTGCTCTGAACCAAGTACCAGTAGTCATGTGGTTGCTGGCGGACGAGCCACCACTCCTGCTGCACTAAGGAGTTTCTGTAGATTCTCGACCTGAGCCGAAAGCTGTGTCACTTGGTTACGCAGTAAACCAATCTGTGTGACGGCATCGTCACGGGCGGCTACCGCTGCATCGGCTCGTGCTGCCTCTCTATCTACCTGCGCACGTAGCAACTCTATGATCTGTAGAAGCCCATCGTTACCGGCGCGCTCTACTGAATCTGACGATAGTGTTTTACGTAGGTAGATAAATCCGCCTGCGATGGTAGCTACCGCGCCCATGAGCACACTTACTAGGCCCGTACCATCTGGCAGGTCAGACATCGACGTGCTCCTGTGCAATCTTGTAGTTTCTGGCCCATGAATCTGGACGTGGGCGTCCCGGCTTCCAGTTGCGTAGATAGCATTGCCAAGCATCATCGACTGCTCCAACCTTAGGTAGTGGGTTTCCATCTGCGTACAGAATCAACCTTGCTACGGCGCAGGCAAGAACGTCATTCATGATTACTTCCTTGTAAACAGTCCGCCAGTCGGAATTAACCCCGAGCTTCTGGCAGATATCCACCATCATGGGACCGACTAACTCATGGTTAAGTACGGACTTTACACCATTGGGCTCTTCTTGCCAGAAGCTGTGTGCCGGGCCACCACCCTGCTGCACACGGTCCATAAACTTCGACTCTTGCATTCCAATAGCTAGTAACTGAATCCTAGCGTTAGGCGTGTCGAACTTTGGTGAAAAAACTTCGGTGAGGGTTTTATTAACTGCCCATACACCCTGTTCGATACCGTCCATCGTGGTCGCCCTGCATGCGCCGAAGGCTTCACCCTAGGGACCGATTCCCCCCGCGTCAAGCCCACAGATGAGGCGATCCCTGAGGCTTGGCGAGGTTGCTGCCCAACGGCTTCGTGGCGCTCCCGGCGCCGTAGCGGGCGTACAGGGCGAGGTACTGAATGGCATCCGCCATATGCGAAAACTCATTCTTATCCGGGATATCTAGTACCTTACCAGAACTATTCCTTGTTTCCTTGTAAACGTAGCCTGCACCCATGACCTCTCGCGTGTGGGTCAGGTGTGGGCTTACGACGAACCCTTCATCACGACCTAGGAAGTAGTCTACGGCTTCCTTACGCTTAGCGAAGTTATTCGTCAGTGCTGGATAGCACTTAATCCCGCGCCCGGTGACCATCTGGATAGACGTCATCTTCGTGAGACTGGAGCGTCCACTACCTGCTGGATCACCGCTAGCGACCACACTGTAGCCGTTATACTTACCGCGCAGTAAAGGCAGAATATAACCGTCAAGAAAATCCTCAAGACTCTCGTCTGTTGCTGGGAGTTCATCGAGTAGGGCCAGTCCTTTAAAATTTAATTGAGCAATAACGCAAGCAGGAGTAAGGCCGAAGTCAATTCCAAGTATAATGCTAGTCCCTCGACGCGGCAGGATAATCTCTTTCGAAACATGCTTCATCTCCGCAAACTTCTTAAAGACCGGCTTACCCTTGCGACTCATGCCATATTCACCGGCAAGGTTCACACGGATATGCTCGTCACCTAGCTCGATCTGGCGGACGTAGTAGTTCGGGCTTAGGTTGCGTAGATTCTCGGCGTCAGGATTAAGCTGCCAGCCTTCACCATCCCAGAACACGGCCGGTGGCTGCTTATACTTCTTCCAGCCCTTCGGCACCTCGCCGGTCTCAAACTTCTGGTAGCACCAGTGCGTCATACGCGGTGGATTCGAGTCACACAGCACGCCGGGTTCGCTGGCGCCGTACGTCCGCTTGCCCTCGTCGTCCTGCATCGATTTCGGGAACCGGTCAATACGCATGACCAGACCCTCAATGATCTCCCACGGTATCTCGCGCGCTTCGTTGATATACGCCCCGGTAAGCTCCAGTGACAGAAGCTTGCTCACGTCCTCGGGGGTATCCAACGCCATAAAGTAGACCTCTAGGTCCACCTTCGTCCCGTCTGCCATCCGCTGCTTGAACTTACACAGAATCGGCATCGAGTACACGATGGGGGCTACGGCGTCCGGCACCCACTCTTGCCACGTCTTGATAGTAGTGGTCTTAAGCTCGGGGTAGGTGTTACGGACGATGGCCCAGCGACTCTTACGCACCTTCTGCTCGTCAGGCTGCTGACGCATGGCACGCATCAGTATCTCGATCATGCACGCGGTCGATTTCCCTGACCCAACCGGCCCCTCGATGTACTGCACGTCAAGGTTCTTGTCGTTATGCATCCGTGTCGGTGTAGGCTCGGACCGATAGCTCAAGTGCTTGGTAGCACTGGCCGTGGCAGTCTGGGCTAGATTAACCTGCTCCATTAATCTTCCTCGGGATTAGTTATGGGCGCAATCGCCGGGAAGTCGGAGTGTGTTTTCTGCAAGTGCTGGGGCGGACGCTCCAAGACAAACGGATTCGTCTCACCTAGGTTAAAGGTAACCGGCAGGGCGTCCGCAGCATGCTCCGGGTTGAGGGCTCGCGAGTCTGGCGGCAACTGGTTTGCGTTGACTTGGACTGCGGCGTTGTCGCCGATCATAAACGTATAACTGACTGCGGCTGTCTGACCCAGTTCGGCAGCGCTCTGACCGTAGGTCTTCTTGTCCTTCTTCGACGCCATCCACCGACCATGCTCAATCATGGCCTTAGCCTTGTCCAAGTCAAACTTGTTGGCGGCGACCTTAAGCATCTGCTCACCTTGGCGGATATAGCCCTCGGCGGACAGCGTACTGGCTTCCTCCAGTTCGCCCTGATACCCACACTCATCAATCCATGTGCGCAGCGTGGTGACCGGAAGATTAAGCTCGTCGGCCAAGTCCAGCAAGGTCGCACCACGGTAGATGAATTCTTTAATCGGTACAATGCCGATCTCGGCCAAGAAGGCAAACGGATTTCCGATCCCACGAAAACGTAGGTTCCGTGCCCGTAGAGACAGTGAGTCCCTGAACGTGCTTGGCGTTCCTGCTGGTATGGTGGCTACAGTAGACATAGGCGCTGTATAAGATTCAACAACAGGTGACGAAATAAAGCCGCTATGGTTAGTAGCGGCTAGCGTTGGATTAAGTAGCAGCTACGAAGGTAAGCACGCCATTAATAAGCTGGAGATTAAACGTGCCTGTCACGTTATACCCCGGTACGGCCGTTACTGCGATACCCGTCAACGAAGGCGAGATATTCCCGGTGCCGTCGAACGCCACACCACCAATAGTACGGGCCGTGGCGAGCTTGGTTGCCGTATCTGCCAGTCCTGCGGTGGGCGGCTTTACGATCCCGGCGCCGATGGCGGTGCGGGCTGCGGCTGCATCTGCTGCGGTTAATACGGCCTTGCCTACGGCAGTTGCGTCGGTAATGTCATCGGATGTCACTGGGCCACCTCCACCTGAACTAGCTTCTGTATCTACGGCGACGCCCACCGGGAAAGGGGTAACGCCCTTCTTGACTGCGTATGTGCCTGCGCCAGACAGTGCGATATTGCGGTTGCCACCGTCTATGAGTGTATCCATAGGGTAGTAGGCTGCACCAATCTTGCGTAGAAGCATAAGCTGTCCGACTGACACGGGGTTTGCTGCGTCCGTGGTGTACGCCATGATTGACGCGGTGCCGGTGCTTACGGTGAAGTCAGGTGACTGTGCTGCGTTCTGCGTCGGTGCAATTGCGATGACTTGGGTCATACCCGCGCCCTCATGGAAACCTAGCACTACCGTAGCAGGGATAGGCGGAAATTTCTAGGTCTAGGGAAAAATTTTGTGGGGTAAGAATACGGAGACACAGAAAAGTGCAGTATGTTTGGAAAATATTGCGGAGAAAGTATTCGAGTATGGATGTCGGACCGTGGCTTGGGCGACCGGCAGGGGGTCGGTGCGGGCTGTGGTCCGGTGGGGGTGGGTCGCGGGGGTGCACACAGATGGGTTAATCACAGGGCACGAACACCGCATTAATCGGAGGCAGGTGGACATGATTAATGATTGGGGTATAATTAAATCAGGCAGAGGGCGGGGGTATTAATCACACCGCTCCCGGGAGCCTAATGGAGTAATCAAGTATTAATCACAGTCTAGTCTGCGTTCGCATTAATACACACTAATCAACGCAGTCACATCATCAATGGAGATAATCGAATGCTTAATATCACGCTGACAGAACGCGAAGTAATGGTGCTGGTAATGGCCTTGGAAGCACAGAAGCGCATTGAGCTAAAGGAGAAAGCCTACGGCCATGAGATCATTGTCCGTGAGTTAATCGATCTCCGTAATAAGCTCCGCGCCGCGTAATCAAACTAATACCACTGGAGATAATAAACATGAAACTCGCACAAGCTAAAGCCGAACTGGCTAAGATCAATATGACCATTAAGCACGCGGATGGTGAGTACCGTGTGGCGTACAAAGTGCAACCTAATACCAAGGAAGCCCGCGAGGCCGCAGAAGCGTCAGCTTATTACACAGGTGATATCTGGGACGCAGTGCTTACGGCAAAAGAGATGCGCAAATGGGCTGACGCACCTAAGTGAAAC